CCTCGGCGATCAGGCGCTCCTCCGGCTCAAGCAGCAACTCAAGGACCGCCGCAACACTGGCAAAGACTTTACCGACCTCTTCCTCGAGGAGGGGATGAAGCTCATCGAGACCCGCGCGCAGAATAAGGACGCGCAGTTTATCGAGTCGCGCAAATACCAGGACGAGCGCATCGCCGCCATTTTCAAGGTGCCGCCCCACAAGGTGGGAATCCTAGACCGGTCAACCAATAATAACATAGAGCACCAGGGGATAGAGTTCGTTCAAGACACCATCCTGCCCTGGGCGCGCCGCCTTGAAAAGACTCTCGGCACCTACCTCCTCACCCCGGCCGAACGCTCCGCCGGTTACTTCTTCGAATTCCTCATCGACGGTTTACTGCGCGGCGACCTCCGCACCCGTTACGACGCTTACGCCAAGGGCCGCCAATGGGGCTGGCTCTCTGCCAACGACATCCGCCGCAAAGAGAACATGGACCCCATCGACGACGGCGACGAATACCTCAAGCCGCTCAACATGATCCCCGCCGGCGCCGAAGCCGACTCATCCACCACTGACAATTAAACAGCCCATGAAGCCGAAACAATCCTGGTTCAACATCCAGCGTAATGCCATTTCCAATACCACTGCCGACGTTTACGTGTATGACGAGATCGGCATCTGGGGCATCACCGCCAAAGAATTTGCCACCGAGCTCAACGCCCTCACCGCCGTCGAGACCATCCACCTCCACGTCAACAGCCCTGGCGGCTCCGTCGTTGAGGTGCTCGCCATGATGCAGGCCCTCAAGCAGCACCCCGGCAAGGTCATTGCCTACGTCGACGGCCTCGCCGCTTCCTCCGCCTCGCGCCTTATCCTGGCGGCCGACGAGATCCTCATCGCCGAGAACGCCTTTATCATGATCCACAACGTCTGGTCCATGGTCATGGGCAACGCCGCCGAGATCCGCAAGGAGGCCGACGTGCTCGACAAGTTCGACGCCGGGCTGGTCAACGACTACGCCAAGCGCACCGGCAAAGAGCCCGCAGAGATCGAAGCCCTCATGGCTGCCGATACCTGGTTCACCGCCGCCGAGGCCGTCGAGTTTGGCCTGGCCGACGCGACCATCGCCGAGCAGAAGGCCGCCGCCTGCGTCAGTGAGAACTTTTTTAACCGCCTCGGCGACTTCCGCAACCTCCCCGAAGACCTCGCCGTCGAGGTGGTATTCGAGGAAGACGCACCCCCCTCGCCCGTCGAGCCCGAACCTATTTCCAACGTAACCCCGCTCGCTGTTTACCAACGCCGCGTCGCGTTACTCGAAACCGAAATCACAATCTAATACACACACCACACACACCACCACCATGAGCAATATCAACGAAAAACTTCAAAAGCGCGCGGCGCTAGTGAAGGACATGCGCAAAGTCCTCGACCTTGCGAGCACCGAAAACCGCAACCTCACTGCCGACGAGACTACGAAGTATGAAGGCATGGAGGCAGACATCCAAAACCTCGGCACCGAGATCCGGCGCTTGCAGGCTTTGGAGCAACACGAGGCGACGCTCAACTTCGTCCCTGATTCTCCGCACAAGCCCTCCACGGGCGACGCACCGCAGAATCGCCGTGCAACCAAGGAGTATCACAACCTCTTTTTCAACAAGTATCTCCGCAAGAACAAGGAGCACCTCGGGCCCGACGTATTCAACGCGCTCGAAGTGGGCACCGATGCCGAAGGCGGCTACCTGGTCCCCGAAGAGTGGGCCGCGGGCCTCATCCGCGACCTGCCCGAGTTGGTAGTCATGCGCCGTTACGCCCGCGTCATCCAGACCCGTGGCGACGCCAACCTGCCCATCCAGACCTCCCGCGGCGCATTCACCTGGATCGACGAAGAAGGTGCCTACAGCACCAACGACCCGGCGTATAACAATATCACGCTATCCGCTTACAAAATCGGCGGCATCATTAAGGTATCCGACGAGCTCGTTCAGGACAACCAATACGACCTCGCTGGCCACCTGCAAATGGACGCCCGCGAAGAGTTCGCCGACAAGGAAGAGGATGCCTTTATCGATGGCAACAACACCTTGAAGCCCGAAGGTATCTTCCAGGTTTCCACGGTTGCGGGTGTATCTCTGACCGGCACGACCGGCGCCGTAAGTGCCACTCCAGTGGTTACTTTCCCGAACCTCATCGACACCTACCACGGCCTCGCCCGCAAGTATCGCAACGGGGCAGTTTGGATCATGAGCGACGGCCACGCCAAGCTCGTGCGCAAGCTCACCGACAGCAACGGCCAATACCTCTGGCAGCCATCCGCGCAAGCCGGTGAGCCCGATCGCCTGCTCAACCACGCGGTAGAAGTCTCCGACAGCGCACCCGTGCCAGCCACCGCCTCACGCGGTATCTGTTTCGGCAACTTCGGTTACTACACCATCGTCGACCGCCTCGACATGCAGATGAAGCGCCTCGACGAGCTCTACGCCGCCAACGGTCAAGTCGGCTACCGTTTCAGCAAGCGCGTGGATGGCCACCTCACGCAAGCCAACGCCATGACCTACTACGCTCACGGCGCCGCTTCCTAGTTTTAGGTAGTAGTTAGATTTCCCCTACGCGGTAGTAGTAGCCGCGTAGGGGTCTTTTAACACCCCTTTTTAATTTCCCAAACCACACACCACCATGGCCAAACCAGTAAAAGAAGTAACGATCACCGCCACCCTTCCCTTTTCCTACGCATCACCGGGCAAAAACGGCCCGATCAATAACACCGTATCACCCGGCGACGTGCTCACCGTCGATTCCCACGACGCTGCCAATTGGTGCAAGCGCCAACTCGCTGTCGAGGGCAAGGTAGCCGTCGCCAAGAAGGCCGCTAAAACCGTCTCCTAGCACACCATGCAACTCGATGAGCTCACCAGTTTTCGCCGGGTTACGGAGCCAGCCGCCTGGCTCGTCACCCCGGTGTTGGCCGAAACTTACCTGCGGATCACCGTGGGGAGTGAGGACACGCTGGTGCAGCACCTCCTCGAAGTGGCCACCGCCTACGCCGAGGATTATACCCGGCGGGCACTCCTGACCCAACAGTGGCAGGCAACCATCGACAACGGTGCGTTGCCTGCCGACGGGGTCATCGACCTGCCGCGGCCACCCCTGCAATCGGTCGAGTCGATCACCTACCTCGACGACGACGGCGCCTCACAGACCCTCTCCACCAGCAACTACACCGTCGACATCAAGAGCGAGCCGGGCCGCATTTACTTCGAGGACATGCCCAGCATCAAGGCCACCCTAAACGCCCTCACGATCAACTACACCGCCGGCTATGGCGACGCAGGCACCGACGTGCCCCGCCGCATCCAGCAAGCCGTGCTCCTTATGATCAATCACTTTTACGAGCTGCGCGTGCCCATCATCACCAACGCCACCGCCGTGCGCGTGCCTCTCTCCGCCAACGCCCTGCTCGACACCTACAAGATCAGCTATTTATAAACCCATGAACCCCGGCCTCCTAGATCGTCAAGTTACCCTACGCACCCGCAGCGTGGCCAATGGGGTATCCGGTCAGCCCGTGGAATCGTGGTCCAACCTGGCTACGGTCTGGGCCCGCAAGCTCGATATTTCCGGCTCCGAGCGCAACGATCAGGGGCAGGAGGTCGCCAAGGGCCACACCCTCTTTATTATCCGTTACCGCAGCGACGTGAACACGACTAACCGCGTTTCGTATGGCGGCGTTGAATACGATATCACCTTTATCAAAGAGATGGGCCGCCAGGTCCTCCTCGAACTCACCACGGAGGTGCGCACCGATGGCTGATATCACCTTTCAAATTTCCGGCTTCGACCGGCTCAAGCGCGTCCTCGACCGTATGCCCGAGAAGTTCCAGCAAAACACCCTCAAGAAAGCGGTGAACTTTGCCCTGACTCCCGCCCTCAGCGCCGCCAGGGCCAGCGCCCCGCAGGATGCCGGCGCCCTCCGTAAAAGCCTCAAGAAGCGTATCTGGATCGACCGCCGGGCCGGGCTCGTGACGGGCCGGATCCGCCCCGACCCCAAGTTCTACGTCTACGACCAGGGCAAGCCCGAGCGCCCTTACAAGTATCAGCTCTTTTTGCTGCGCAAAACTTATGGCGATGCATCCACCCCGCCCGAGCGTTTTTACAACACCGCCTTTGCCCGCACCTACCGCTCCATGATCAACCGTTTTATTGGCAAGGCCAAGCGCGAGATCCCCAAGGACGCCGGCAAGCTCGGCCAGAAAGGACTCTTGCGATGACTTACGAGCAGGATTTTTACAACTACCTGGCCACCCATGCCGATGCCACCGCCCTGCGTGCCCTGGTATCCTCGCGCATTTACTGGTTGCAGCTTCCTCAACCACCCACCTTTCCCGCCGTCCGGGTCAACCAGATCACGGCCGCGCCCGGCTTCGTCCTCGAGGGCAACGACTCCTGGCAGGAGACCCGCCTGCAAGTCAGCATTTTCGACACCGCCCACGCGGTCTGCGTATCCGTGCGCGAAGCCCTCCGCACCCTCCTCCACGGCAAGCGTATCACCCACGGCACGACGGTATTTTCCAGCATCCGCATGACCGACATCAACGAGCTCTGGATCGACGACACCCCCGGCGGCTACCTCCACATGCCGATCGATTTCAACATTTTCCACACCACCACTTAACGTAAAACCCACACACCACCATGGCCAAGACCACTTCACCGGGCACTATGCTCAAACTCTACGACGGCACCAGCGCCTACGACGAGATCGCCAATGTCGTATCGATCGGCGCGCCCTCCGGCACGCTCAACCTGATTGACGCCACCCACCTCAAGAGCGCCAACAATTTTCGCGAATACCTGCCCGGCTACCTCGACGGCGGCGAGTGCCGCATGGTCTGCCACCTCGACCCCGAAGCGGCCGACGCCTCGAATCAATTGCTGGTCAAGGCCAAGCACACGGGGCGCACCGAGGCCACGTTCCGCATCGTCCTGGCGACCGGGCCGTATGTGCAGTTCGACTGCTACGTCACCGCCTGGGAACCGTTCCAGATCCCCGAAGAGGGTGTCGTGGGCCTTGAGTTTGGTCTCAAGATCACCGGCGCACTCACTTACGACGACTCCGAGGGTTAATCCTTCACCCACTGATCAATGGACCCAAACATCACCGGCGAGGAGACTATCACCCTCGACAAACCACGCCCGATTCGCTTCGCGCACTATTCGCAATTCCGACTCAGCCAACAAGCGGCCGCTCTGGCTGGTAACTCCACGGAGACGTGGGGTTACCACCAGCTCCTGGTCTACGTGTGGGCCATGCTCG